GTTTTACTGATAGGGTTTTGATTTTTACGCCGCCATTGAAATACCCGCCCACGTCAACGACTTTAGAGGAATATCCAAGGTCAATCATCGTGGCGTTTGCTTCCGCCATTTTTTCTTCAAGTCCGGCATGCATTTCAATCGGAACAACGACGTGCCACAGCTTTTCCCGCTTTGACCTTTCGTTGATTTCTTCAAGCGCCAATTCTGCTATGTAGTTCATAAAAAATCAGCCGTGGAGGTGAGTCTCCACGGCTGTCCTAACGCGTTTCGGAAAACTTCGCCGGGCGGACTCACACGCTCGGCAAGTTAGATGTTGGCTCAGTTATAAACTCTGATTTCCACAAACGTCCCTTCAAGCAAATCATCCGCAAGGGCGTGCGCGCCATGCGGGTCGCAGGTCGTCAGTGTAATGACGTTCGCGCTGGTCCGCGTTGCCGTGTGACATGATTCAATGCCGGGCGTCACGCTGACGTAAGTAGTGGCGAGGAATGCGCCTGTCAAGGTTGCGGTGTAGGTGCCTTCGCTTGCACGTGCCCAAACCACAGTGCCGTCAAGGTCGTTTCGGAAAACCGTGGCCGTCGGCGCGCCCGTTCCAGATTGCGACAACTTCGCAACGTAAAGCTCCACGCCGTTGAGTGTGTCGCATCGCAGGTTGCCCGCGAAATACGCGCCGCCGTTGGTTTGGTTGGACATAAGAAAAAGGCGGGAGGGGTCGCCTCCCGCCGTCGGTGCGCGCCTCGATTAGTCGGTGCGCTTGATGACGCGGCCAGCCGTGGTCAGGCCCTTGGAGAAACCGTAGTTGCACTCCATGTTCAGGTAACGCGTGCCAGTGTTGGCATCATAATGCTTCCGCAGGCCGAGCGTGATGCCCGTCTCGGGGTCGGTCACGGCGTAGGCGGACTCGTATGCGGACGGGTCTTGCGGCTGGAGATAGCGCATCGCAACCGCGATGGCGTTAGGATGGGCGGCAAAGGCCATCACGCTCGCGCCCGAGGCGAACAGGTTGTTGAGTTCGTAGAAGTCGAACCCAGCCGCGCGCATCACCTTGCCCTCTTGGAGCACGCCGTTGTCGCGGAACATGTGCGCCTGCACGAAGTTCGTGACGCCAAGGAGCGCGTCGTAGGGCGTGCAGTCAATCAGCATTGAGCGCGGGTCGGCTGGCACGTCGTTTTGATTCAGGTCAAGCCGCGCCTTGCGAAGCTGCGGAACATCCATCGCGGTCGAAGCAACGGCGGTGGCAAGCGAGAAGTTCGCCGTGGTCACGAGCGAAAGAACATCCTGCAACACAAGCAGCGCGAGCGCCGCGCCCTGCTGCCGGCCAAAGGACTCCAGCGAACTCGCAGAGCTATTCGCGGCGGTGATGTCGTCCTGCCCGATGTGAACGATTTTGTGCTGGCTCAGCGAAATCGTCACGACGGACTTGCTTCCACCGGAGATGGCGTAGCTGCCGCCAAATGTGGTGGCGGTCAGGCCAGACACGAGTGGCACAAGCACGTTCGCGCCGCGCGTGCCGGGCGCAGCCGAGAAGTTAGTGGAGAACGCGCGGAAAGGCGCGAGGATTTTCACGAAAGATTCCAGCGCGCTCTGGCTAATAATCTCGTCGTCGAGGTTGGTGTAGGTGGCCATGATGTTTTTGTTTTGGGGTTGCTACTGAAAATCAGTTCTGGTGAGTGCGGTTGAACTCGGCGCGAATCGCGGCGCGGTTTTCCTTGAACAGCTTGGCGCGCTTGGCCGGGTCTTTCTCGGCGTCCAACGCGGCGAGGATGTTTACAGCGGCGGGCGTGGGCGCGGCCTTCGCGGGTTCAGCGCCAACGGCGGCGAGTTGCTGAACAGCAACCTCCGCGGCCTTGGTTTCCACGGCGGCGGCAAAATCCTTGTTGGTTTTCTCGGCGTCGGCCAACTTCACGGCGAGCGCGTCGCGTTCAGCGGTCAAAGTCGCATTCGCGGCAGTCAGCGAATCGCGGGCGGCGGTGAGTGCGGCGATGTCCGGCAAGGCGGATGCGGCAGCCTTCAGCGATGCGTTTTCCGCGCGCAGGCTGGTAAGTTCTTGGAGTGCTGTCATAAGTTTTGCTTGTCTCTACATTAGGCCAGCTTCTAAGTCAAGTCCGCGAGCAACATTTTTTTCGCTTCGCCAATGTCCGAAACGAGCGCGTCCGTCAACGACTCGCGTGCGGACTCGTAACCCATGAACGTCTGCCCTTCCATCGTCGCATCAGCGATGCCCGGCCGGTGCTCCAACACAAAACCCTTAAACACGGCGGCGAGGCTGGAAATCCGCTGTTGAATCGAAGCGGATTGTTCCTCGCTCAGTGACGTGCCGGGCACTCCTGCACCCTTGAATTTTCCAGAGCGGAAAACCTTCACGACAATTCCCATTGCGGCGGCCAGCGCGCTCATATCTTGATGCGCGACATAAACGCCGATGCTGCCAACCTCTGCGCTGGTCGTTGCGAAAATCGCGCGAGACGGCGCGGCCAGCCAGTAGGCCGCAGAGCAGCACATGCCAGACGTGAACGAATAAACCGGCTTGCGCTTCGCGGCTTCCGCGATGAACGCGCCAAGCTCGGGAGTGCCGCTCACAAATCCGCCCGGCGAATCGAAGTCCAACAGAATTGCCTTCACGTTGGAATCGGCCAGCGCGGTTTCCATGTCGCTGCGAATCTTGGCCGTGTCCACGAAACCAAACGCCGACGCGATGGACGGCAGCCCGGTTTGAATCGTGCCGCGCACGGGAACAGTGGCGATGCCGTCCGCGTCAACGGTCATCTGCGGAATCGGATCGCCGTAGCAGTCGCACTCGTTGCCGTCGTCATCCTCGAAGCCCATTGCGCCCGGCGCGCCCGGCGAAATCTCGGCAAGCGTGGCGATGCGCGCGGACCAGCGGCGCGGGTCAATCAACAGCAGGTCTTGTGATTCAAGTAGTGCTTTCATCGCTTGGAGTTGTGTCGTCTTGGTTGCCGTCGTCCGTCATGTCGGCGGGCGGATTCGCGCTCCGCTGTTGCAGCAACGAAAGTGCGGCTTCAATCGTGATGCCGTGCTTGTCTGCCAGCCTGCGCCCCCGCATAAGCAAATCGTCCGTTTCAGCCTCGGCTTGTTCCCGTTCCTCTTCCCACCATTTTCCACGGCGGGCGGCAACGTCCTTCAGCGTCACAAATCCGAGCTTGTATTCCTCGCGGTCAACCTGCGAGGAGTAGCCACGATCCGCCGTGAGTTCAGCGGGGGCACTGTGGGCAATCTTCCACCAGTCAGGATTAGGCGGCAGTTCGCCGGACTGAATCGCCTTTGCAATCCGCCAAGCGTCGATGCGCGCGGCCATTTTCTGCGCTATCATCTGATACTCGCCGATGGTTCGGTGCGCGACTTCCATCACCATCCGCAACGATGCGCCGCCAATCTTGGAAGCGTTCACCGTCAGTTCGTAGGGCCAGTTAATCGCGGCCAATCCGTCGCGCGTCACACGCTCCCAAAACTCCTGAGAGTTCGCCGATGGCCGGCTGGATTCGGGGAATTCAATCTTGCTGCCGCTGTTAGACCGAAACACGCGAACGCTTCCGCCGTCAACGCGTTCCTCGTAAAGCGTCCCCGTGTCCGTCGCGGTCGAGGTTATGTCCTCCGCGTCCGGGTCAATGCGGCCCTCCTCGGTGTGCTCAACCACCGCATAGCTGGCCTCCTTTTTCAAAGCCAGCCGCAGAAATTCAAACGCCTGTTTTCGGTCCTGCCAGTCACGAATTCCGGCCGCGATTTGTGACACGCCGCGCGTCTGGTCGCTGAAATCTGGACGGTAATAAACCGCCAAGTCCGCCGATGAATAGTCGCGAAAATCTGAACCGTCAGGACCATAGACACGCCAGCCAACGGTGCGTCCCCACGGGTTCAGAATCGCGCCGTTGCAAAGCAGATTCCCAGCGAACTCGCCCTCGGTGATTTCGGTGGCCTCGCCATAAGCGCCGATGCGATGCGAAGACACAAGCTGGATTTGTGGATAGTCAGCCGACTCGCTCGATGTCAGCAGCACGCCCGTGTCGCCATCACGGATGATGGACACTAGCGCGACGCGCAAGGCGTTGCGCCAGTCGAATGCCCCGCCCGAAATCACACAAATCTTGTGCCACTCGTAAAGCAACTCTTCCGCGCGGTTTCCCCAATCACCCTGCGGACGACCGTAGTATTGCGGAATGAATCCGTTGCCAATGCTCACATTGGCCAGCGTGACGATTGCGTTTTGCAACTGTGCCACGTTCGCAAACAGGTAGCGCCCAAGGCTGGTGAGTTCACGTTGCCCCGCCGCTGCCGTCGCGTTGTAATCGCGCGCAACGCGGGGCATGTAAGGCCGCGTATTGTCCGGCTTGGCCGCGTCGTAAAGCGAGTTGCCCCGCGCTTGAAACGGTTTGCCGTATTGGTCAAGAATCCGAAAGGGTTTCGCGCTCACGGGTTGAATGCCGAGTTGAAATTGCAGCGGGCCTTAGTCACCAGCGCGCCGTATTGCGCCGGGTCAATTTTCCGCAGGGCATAACGGCACTCCTCCAAAACCTCTTTCACTGGCATCACAAACTGCTTGCCCGTCGTCGTGTTGCCGCTGCCCCAAGTCATCAGGGTTTTGCCTTCCGTCACGAGCGCCTTCGCTTGCGCGCGGATGGCCAAAACCTCGGCCTCGGTAAAGTCAGCAAAAATGCCAGTCGCCATTTCCTCGCACCGTAGATTAGCAATTCTGATTTGGCAAGTGTTTAGAATTAGACGAGGTGAAACATTAAGGATGGCCAGCTTTGGCCTTGCGCCGTTCTTAAACTTGGCCACAGTCAAAACATGAGCAGGCCGTTTTACAACAGCAACCCGGCAAGCGGATGCGTTGGCTATTATGACGCAACCGGATACATTGGCCGCAGTTTAATCAGTGCCCCCGTCGCCTTGCTGTTGCCCGCCCCGACTAAACGCCGAAACGTCCATCGCCACAAACGCCATAAGCGCGCAGTCGCCCCAATGGTTATTCCCTGAGTCACGCCATTTCCAGACGGTTGAACCGCGCGCGTTTTTTTCTGGCTCACGCCGTTCGTCTTGTAGCTCGGCAACCAAGTCAGGCCCAGCGTCGGCAGGGATTTCAAACAGCGGCCCCTTGCCTTTGAGCGCATACAGATACAGCCTGTCCTTATATACGCCATTGCTCCACTCCACTCGCGTGACGCCGCGCGTGTTCGCCTTCTCCGTGCCGATGAACGGGTCAACGGATTTCACCCGATACGGGCGCGAAATCACACGGCCCGAGGCCGTCGGATGCGCGAACGATTCCTGCGCGCTGCC